CTAAGCGCCCAGGAACAAGCCCAGTCCGGACCAGGGTGACAGCGGCAACCCATAGCCGATGAGACAACATTGGTCCAGCGCGAAGAGCACCACGGACCCTAACTTAAACTCCTTTGCGATGCGGGATTCCTTGGCCCATGGTGTCATGTAGTTTCCGATGCCCACGAGATGCGCGCTATCCGCCGGCGTAAAGCCTAACTGCATCGGCAGGTCGATCGCAGCCAACGCCTTGTTCAGGTCATAGTCGCCGGTGTAAGTGAAATTCTCGGTCTTGAGGCAGTTCAGATTAGCCGGGCGCCACTGGGCCGGAAGGTTCATGACACGGGTAAGTGGCGCGTCGTTTGTGTCCGGCGGATATAAGACCTCAAACTGAGCGTTTGGGTACACTTGTCGTACAAACGCCATAATTGCGGCGGTGAACTGGCCAATCAACCCGGGCAGAAATGCCGACTCTTGCGGGTAGGGCGCGGGATTGTTGCTGGGATCGGTGAAGACATGCATGGCGCGCCCGTATTGGGCTTGAAACGTGCTCGTTGTATAGGCGTCGTAAAATGGCATTCCGCCGTTGGTGACCGGTATCCAATTGCCGTTGGCCGGGTCCGTTGGCGGACAAAAGTACCACCACTGCACCTCGCCGAACTGCAAGTACGGCTGCACGCCGGCGGCGGACATGACGTTGGCCATATCGAGGTACACCTGTTGCCAGAACGCCATGCTCGCCGGCGAGAAATTGGTCTGCAGGGCGGGCGTATTCACCTTACACGGGTTGCCATCCGGATAGCATTGCGCGATGCCCGCGGCCGGCGATGGATCTCCATTGCCCAGTTCCGTGCTGAATGACGCTGTCACGGAAATACCATAGCCATTCAGCGCGGAAAAGAAGCTCCGGCTCCAATCGCGTGCGGCGCGGTTGATTCGCGGCGTCGCGGCCAGATCGGTAAGCCAGGTGGCATCCACCCCGCCCGTGAGCGGCCCACTGGGCTGCGCGTGCAGAATCGTGCTGCCGCCCGCATCGGCGGAGAGAGTGAGTCCGTTTCCTGCGGTACCCATGGCGCGTGCCGTGATTGTGAGGACACCCCCGCTTGCCTGCGCCCATACGCCGGTGGAGCCTTCATTAATCAGTAGACTGAATGCCACCGCCAGGCTGACGGGTGTGTCGCCGATCAGGTTCACATGTGTAAGTACGGTCGGCCCCAGTGCTACCTGAGTTGTTTTTCCAAACTCCGCGGCGCCCGAAAAAGCGATCGTCCCGGAAGCATACTGCTGTTCCGGGCATATCAGTTCATAGAACCATAGCGCACCCGCATAGTGATTGGCCCTTCCCGTGAATCCTAGTGCCTGGATCAACCACGCTGTGCGCTCCGGAGCGATGGCCTGCGAGTGTAGCGTGTCCCAGTCGCTGGCCAAAGTGGTTTGCGGATCGGCGTCGAATGCCGGCAGGCTCTCCGTCGGAACTGCAATCTCGAAAAAGTCGAAATAGAACGGATCTCCGGCATCTCCAGTGTGCGTCACGGTCACGGTATGCTGGGTCTGCCCGGCCATTGCGCCAAGGTTGCAGCGAACCAGCACATCCTCACCCGTCAGCGCCAGGTTCAAGACCAATGCTGGATTCAGATCCACCTGCACGGTTAACTGCGCCGCGTTGGGTATCCTGCGCGTCCCCAGATTCAAGTTGTGATTATGCGGAGCTTTGTAGGAGTAGCTGATGCTGGCGCCCGGAGTGTTCGCATAACTGATCGATCCGCCTGAGTAATTACCGATGGACTTACTCCATTGTCCCGTGGAGGCGAGCGAAGAATCGGTGTCCTCTACGCGCCAGCTTCCCATGCCGGCTACCTGGTAAGCGCGATTCGAGCCGGTCACCGTCCAATTAGACACTGTGACTGCAAACTCGCTGCGCGCGAAGTTGCCGGGCTGCAAATCCGCCGCCCACGTCCACCGTAGCTTACGCACGGCGTTCATCGGCACGGGCACGGTGGCGCCGGTGACGTCCAATCCGGTGACACTCCTGAAGTCCAGGTTGACTTGCCACACGCTCGGTGAGGCGCCGCCGCCCAGCAGCTGCCAGACGGGTTGCCAGCTCTCCTTAGCATTGCCGGGCAGAGTCGTGTAGACGTTCCCATATACGCCGATCCGGTTGCCATTCACCCCCAGATTGGCGTTGGTAAGCGTCAGCGTGATGGCCGATCCTTTTGCCGAAGCCTGCATCGTTTGCGAGAGCGCGTTGATACTATTAGCGAGGGCCGCCGCGGTCGATTCCAGAGTGTCCGTGGCGTACAGCTGATAGGTGTAGTGTTCCTGGTCCCATGCAAGCTCGATGTAGTCCGTGCCAGTGGCCGTCCCTTGCAGCTCAAAAGTGGCTGACGCGGCAGAATAGCTTCCCAACACCGGCGTCGCCTGACCCATCAACGAAATCCTGTAGACCTGCTCTCCTGTTCCGGGGTCGGCCCACACGCGCAGATAAGGCCAGTCCACTGTGGGATAGAGGTTTGAGTCAAAAGGGATGCAGTTCATGCGCGCTTCCTGGTAAGACAGTTGTAAACCGCTGAGGTCGCCGTCCGGAAGGTTACGCAAGACGGGATGCTCAAAGACATTGTCACGATTCCATTCGACCACGGCCCAGTCGAATTGCTCGCGCCAGGATCCCGATACCGTAAAACCGGTCGGACTGGTGGCGCTGAGTGCTGCCACCGCCGAAGGCTGAAAGAAGTAGCACTGCAGATCCTGGCTGGGAGTGAGTTTCTGAAGTAGCGACATGTGCTTGGTCGTCCGGTCACAGCCGTAGGATGACGGTTAAGTCCGCTCCCGGACTCGTTGGTCCCACGCCGGTAACCGCCAGGCTCAGCTGCGCCTGAGCCATCAGCGGCAACCCGAAACCATCCACGCTCGGCGAGGCTGTGGCGCCGCTGGGAATGGTCAGTGTACAGTATGGCGCGCCGTTCTGACTAAGAGTCAATACCACCGGCCCGCCGGCGGGCGCTTGCTTCACGACGGCATAGATATCCTGCACCGCGTGAGCGGCTTCGACGACCACGTTGGGCGCCGGATTGCTATCTACGGCCAGATACCCTTGAACCTGTATCGAATACTGACCGCCTGACAGAGTGCGCAGTCCATAGTTCACGGCCTGCGTCAGGTTAATCGCTCCGGCCGGGCCGTTGCCTTTTGAATTGGTGACAAATAGTGTGGCACTCGCGATCTTTGTGTTTGGCAGTGATATAGGGAAGCTCCAGTTGCCGCTTAGCGGACTGCCAAAGAAGTTGAGAGGGAAGGGAACTACGGCAACCTTGCTTAGCAGGTGATACACCGGGATTTGCGCGCCATGTGCCGCCGCGGTTGTTCCGTGCATCGCGCGCGTCACCGTATACTGGAGGCCGTTGTTCTGTACCGTCACCACCTGGATGATCTCCGCCTCGACCTGCACGAACGATCCCGCGGTCGCCGTACCCGTCAGTGACAAGTTCAAAACGGTGTCGCTCGCCGACATCGATGAGGCCAGAGCGAACGCCGTATTTCCGGTCAATTCATCCCAATAATAGGTCGTCAGCGTGCCCGCCGTGACAGTCAGAGTGTCGGTGAGACTCGGGAATGCCACGCCGCTGAGTTCCACGCTTCCGCTTTCAAGCGGCGATGCCGCCAGTCCAAAGACGGGTTGCGGAGGGGCCGCAGCATCTCCCGTTCCCCCTCCGCCAATTGTCCAGCGAGTCAGGGTCGAGAGGAGGGGCGGACCCTCCAGGTTGTTGACGTTTGCTCCCCGCCCCTGAATGTGCAGCGTGACGCCTGTTTCGTTTGGTATCTCGAACTGCAACGGACTGGTCCTGGCGGTAGCTGCGAAATGCCAGGCGGCTTCGGCCACTACGAAGACGCTGGTCGCGTCCGGTTGAACCGCCCAGGGTTGCGTCAGCGTCAAGGCCGTCGCCGTATTGGTTGCCACCGTATTCTCCTGGTCTGCCCCCGTGCCGCTCATGATTCTCACGACCATGCCGGCATAATTGACGCTACCCATCTCGGCGGCGGTGTTGCCGATCGTGTTTGACGTGGCAACGGTGGCGGCATATTCCGGCTGCAATTCCGTGCGCCAATAAAAATTTGCGTGATCAAACGCAGGGTCTGGCGGTACGTATGTTTGCGCCGGCAATCCGGTGTCGGTGAAGCTGGCAGCTATCGGCTGATTGGATGCAATGCGGGACATCTGTTGCAGGCCGGCGCCACGGTAAACGTTGAAGGCTTGTGTGCCACCCGAGAAACTCAGCCCCGTCAAGGTCACGCTATTCGTACTCGGCCCGAGTGGTATGCTGGCCAGCACCACGAACGACAAAACGCTCTCACTTCCGGCCGAATCCAGTGCGCTCACTGCGTAATACCACGTTTGGCCGCCGGCTAACGTGCCGCCCGCCCCGATGGTGGCAGCCAGGCTCACCAAAGGTATGCCGGGCCCTCCGGGCGCGATGGTCGAGGGGACCATGAAACCTACTGTAAGCTGCTCGCTCACCCCGCCATCGCTCGAATTAGCGGAACTCTCGCTGATCTGGTACGCCGGGTTTCCGCTGGAATCGATCACATTCCCAAGAAGCGGGCGCGGTACATTCACGCCCGGCGCTGGTTGGGGACGTGAACCGGTATTGCCCGGTATCTGGCCGTTTGTGTCGTCGTACCATCCGTCGTCGTGAATCTGTGCCGTGATCTTGGTAACCCGATAATTAGCTCCAGGCGCGATCTTGACGATGCGAAACGGCTGCCGCTGGAATCCCTCTTTCAGATAAGTTACGGTAATAATGTCGCCCGGCCGCAGCCCCAGCGCCTTAACACTGGTCTGAAACGCTATGTAAGTATTTCCATCAATCGCCTTGTCAAGAGTGAACTGCAGCATGCGCGCCGCTTGATCGTAGTTCGGGATCCCCAGCGCCATCAACGCCGTGGTAATCACCTGGCCGATTAGATCGACGTCATCTACATTTATCATCAACAGGCTGTCTTGCTGGTAGGCACTGAATGCGTCCTGAAACTCGATGGTCACCTGGTTGGGAGTGTCCGCCAGGTTTCGCGCAGTCACCTGAACGGTAGACTCCCCGCTTGCCCGGCGCAGAATGTTAGCGGAGCCCGCCGACCCATCGCTGAACTCATAGCTCGGCCAACCTCCATTGAGCGGCTCCGTGCTGTTGCTCCATGCCATCTGCGCCGGCTGCTGTAAGGTTATGGAGTTTTCGACCTGTAACTGCAACAGGCCGGTCATGCTATACGTAAACAGCAGTCGGGATGCATTCCGGATACCGCGAATCACGTCCGCCGCGTTGCGCCGCCCTTGCAGGCAGAGGTTGCACTGGAACCGCGGGATCATAATGTTGTTGCCGTTCAGATCTTGCGTTTGGATCTGTTGGTCGCAGAAGGCCGCCGCCGCCGCGAAGGTGGCAAGGTCTACACTGGTGGTCCCCCATCCGCTGCGCTGCAGAATATCGAGTAAGATCCAAGCCGGGTTAGCGGTGAACGTCGTGCTCTGATAAGTGCCATCGGCCCCATAAATAGGCAGCTGGAGACCATCCGCCAATACCTGCACCGTTGGAAGCGATTGACCGTTGTTGATCTGGTTGGGTACCACGACCGCCAAGTAAGCCATGCTCCCATACGGGTCACCCGCCGGGTTGCCTGCCGCGTCCTTGAAATCCGGATTGAAAGCGCCGTTGCGCCCACCCATGCTGACCACGTTATACCAGCCGCTCCCGGTCATGTTCTTGCCGGCCTGTCCCAATGGGATTTCGATTTGGTTGACCAGCACCATTCGCACGCCCTGGATTGGTCCCATCCCCAGCAGTACTTCCATGTGCGTCAAGTTTCCGTCATTCCGCGAAAAGACAATCGGAGGGTGATACCAGGCCGTTCCATACAACAATGGGACAAAGTCGTTGTAAATGGCTACATTGTTATCTACCGCTGCATACTGCCAGCCACTGCCGTAACTGCGCACCTGGATCGATGATGGTACGAATTCGATTCCGCCGAATCGGTTCGGTCCGCTGAACATTCCCCGCGCCTCGCAGTCGAGGCGTGTATAACCACAGGAAGTGTACGGCGCTCCGCCAATCATGCTGCCCACACCGCCCCCTTGGTCGGGCGAGTACCCGCAGGGATAGAACAGCGAGTACGTATTGCCGGCGCCGCCGTTGAGCGCCTGCTGTCTCTGTTGGGCTGTGGAAGGAAACAGCCACGGACAGCGCCGCTGGATCCGCACCGGCGGCAGGAGCACTCTCTGCATGCTCATCCGATTTACCGCGGAAAGTTGAAACAGCGACTCTGTGCTCTGCTCCGGAGGATTTACGATTCCCTGAAACAAGACCGCGCTGTCTGACGTGGCGGAACTCGTCAGCAGGTTGTAGAACAGAAATGTGACGGTGAGTGACGCGCCCCTCCAGCCCACCGATCGCTCGAGCTCCGAAAAATAGGAATCCGCGTTCGCCATCCCCAGCGATACGCGCGGAATCGCATCTACTCCCTGGTCGGACGACGTCTGGACTTCAAGTAGGTTGTGCTTCATCACCCGCGGCGCATAAGTATTTCCGCCGTAGATCACCTGGTGTGTGCTCCAGTACTCCGTGTGGCCGTTCTGTAGGACGCAGTTGAAAAGGAGCAGCGGCGTATCGGTCACCGCCAGCTCCTTCAGGTCATAAATGCTCGACATTGATAATATCCAGCTCGCAGGAATACCGGCCCGGACCTACCGTCGTGATTGACAGGCTGTCGTCTCGAAACCGCGCGTTTGGATAGACTCCGCCCGTTTCGGTCGTCTTCTTGTAGGGCGAGGCGGTGGTTTGCGCCTCTACCTGCAGGCCGAAAATATCAACCGTGGTGCCCGGATCAAGCGCCACTCCGAAGTTGATGGATTGCGCCGTGCTCTGTAGCTGCCCGGCAGATATCACTCGGGTCCACACGGTGCTAATGGGGCGCCCGTCGTTCTCCGAACCCCGCACCAGCCACACCCTTGGGCTTTGGTCGCTGCGGGCGTACAGGCTGAGACAATAGCCCAATGTTGCAGGCGCGTTGACGGTCTGTTGCAGCGTGAGAGTCGCCGACGTCGGGTTACTCAGTTGATAGGCCCCGGTGCCTCCCAACGGGTCCGCTAGACGACTTGCCATTGTCAGCAGCGGATCCGCTTGCCAAACCGCCTGGTTCTGTTGTTCGCTCCATGCCAGCAGATTATCGACCGGATCTAAAAACATGAACGGCGTCAGGCGTCCCTCGACCCCCTGGAATAGCGCTTCCAGGGCAGCCAGCTCCTGATCGCTCAGCTCCTCGAGAGACAGGTGCCAGGCCGTAACCGCAGCGCCCGGATCGGCGAGCTTGACTTCGTAGCTCTGGCAGCTCTGATTCACTACTGTCCTGGCTGTGCGCTGCCGGGTGATCGGGAACTGCGCCGTGGCGCCGGAAAACAGTTGTGGAAAATAGAACATCTTCAAGTCCTGTTCTGGCAAACCGTAAGTATGGTTTTGCCCCGCATCTCTCCCGTTAACTGGAAGGCTGATACGTCTCCCTTCAAACTGCAGCTTGCATACACCGTGCCGTCCCATGGATCGGTGAACGAGAAACTGCCAAATCTGCCCTGGTTCGACAGGAAGAACTGATCGAGCGCGTCTAACTCGGCCTCATCCAGCAAGTCGAGATGGATGTTCCACTCGCGCAAAACAAATGGGTTATCGCGAAACCTTTGCTCAGTGCCATCCAGGAAACGAATGGCGTCGGTGTTGAACTGCAGGGTTCTTTTGGCCGGATATTGAATTACGGCGCCGGTTTTCAGAGTCGGAAACATGGCGTCATAGGCTCGTCACGACATCGTTGAGGGAATTCATATTCAGCATGGCTTGCCGCACCGCCTGAGCGATCTCGTCGCTGTGATCGAGGAATGACTGGCTGTCTAAAGCCTGCACTTGAACGGTAACTTGCTGAGGCGCGGTCTGCATGGCGCCCCCTGCGGCGCGCGGGGAACCATTCTCACCCCAACTTACCGGTTGGTAGCCGGTGGTGGATTCCAGATTCAGCGAAGGAGGCAGCGAGAACGGCGTGAGCGGCGCAGGCTGAGACTGTCCCCCTCCGAATAGACCGGAGAATAGCGAGACTAGCGGCATCAGGCTGAGGCCACCGCCGAGCAACTGGCTCGCCGTGTCGAACACGCCCGCCGCCGCGCTGCCGCCGCCTTGGGAGCCTTTGGCTTGCGAGTTCAGGCCGAGGGCGTCGGTATTCGCGGCCGTCGCCTGCGTCTGCGCATTGATTACTTGCGCGGCTTGGGTCAAGGCATCTGTCAGCCCCTGGTCGCTCGACGGCGGAAGGCCGGCTGAGGGGGGCGCATTGCCCCCGACGCCTACCCGCCTGCCCGCTGCCTGATTGAAGGCGGCCAAAATCGTCTCTTGTGCGTCACCTGCCATCTTTTCTCCGAATGGGTTCCGAAAGCCGGCCGATCGTCGCTGCTTCCCGCTCTCTGAGTTCGTGTTCCAGAATCAAAAACGCCTCTACGTCGCGCGCCCCCAAGCCGTCTATTCCCTTCTGTCCTAACTTGCGCCTAACCAGATACTCTTCAACCCACGCCAGACTCTGCGCCGTGACGAATGATTTCGGACAGATCACGGTAGCCGCATCATGCCGAGCCCAGATGACGCGCGCCGGCGTTTCCAAAGCGGCCGGTGTCCAGCCGCACCTGCGCTTTATTTCCAGACCGGTTTTGCGGCACATCGCGCACTCCCAACCGGCCTGGTCGGAGAATTGAAAGTGGAGTGCGACGATCAGTTTTTTCTTTCGGCTTCCGACAACCCGCATTGTTCCTTGACAGCCGCCAAAGCCTCTCGAAAAAGGTCTTCCGGTCCATGCGCGGCCAGTGACTCCGGAGTCGCCGGCCCGCCGTCCAACTCCAGACCCGCGACTTCCTTCAGCCCCCATACCAGATAAAGCCGGTCGATTTCTGAAGCGAGCAGCGCGGCGTCCATCTTTTCGTGGGGAGTCTCTCCGGCCTCTAGAAACTCGCGGCGTCCGGCTAACTCCCGGATGCGCCGGGTTAGTTCCACGCGCCGCCCAAACGACATTTTGGCAATCGTGTAACTTACACCCGCCGCCAGCTTAGAGCTGACGATCTCATAACTCGCGTATTCCATCGCACATCTCGCTATCCGAAGGCCACCACGATTTCGTTGTCCGCCGTGCCCTGCGCCTTCGATCCCTGGAACTTCCATTGCAACCTGTTATCGCTGTCGTCGAATTCGGGTACCACCGGTACGACGCTCATCAGGTAGACACCCATCACCTGGCCGGTCTGCTGGCCAAGCTGGAACATGACGCTCACGGGTGACTGCTGCCGCGCGGCCTCGTAAAGGCCAGTGGTCGCCGCGTCGTTCATCTCATACAGACTGAAGGCGGCGGTCACCGACCGCGGCCCAGGCGCCCCGGCCAGCGGCAAGTTACTCCCAAACTCCTTGGATCTCAGATCCAGGCTGTTGTCTAACTGAAACGTTCCGCTCGTAATGGTGGAGAACATACCGGGAGTGCTGCCCAGCCACGCCTCGCCCATGTTACCCGGAACAATCGAGTAATCGAAAGCTCCCAGCGCGGGCTCCAGCGGAAAGCTCGTGAGTTGCGCCATCCCGTTGGCGAAGCTCGAACTGTCGACCAGATCCTGCGCCATCCCGCTGAACTCAAACTGGTGAAAGTCGCCGTTGATCTTGATCGTCATCCGGTTGACTGCCGCGCCGCAAAGCAGACGTTGCAGCGCGGTAGCCGGATCCCAATAATCGAAAATACTCACACTCGGTAACTGCGTTGCCGGAAAATACGACACTGTTGGCGCTATGGCGGCGCCGGCCTCGGGGACCGTTGAAAACGGTGCGTTCACCTGTACCGCCGTGGCGCTCGCGATGGCAGTTACAAATCGAACCTCTCCGTTCACCGACACGCCCTGGCCCACGGTTAGCCCGTGCGGCGCAGCAAACGCCACCGTCGTTCCGCTGCATCCGGCGGCGGCTGCACCACCCGGATACATCAACGGCGCCGCGCCCAGGCTTGCTTGAAAGAGCGGCCCATAAGCGGGCCCGGAGCTTTGCCCTCCCCAGCTCGTCATATAGGTTGTAACATCGAAGCTGGTCGTGCGCCGCAGCCCCGCCGGAATTCCCACGAACGTCCGGCTGCCGGTCTTATCGCGCCGGGTCGCGGTTTCCAGCTGGTTCTTCGCGGTAAGCTTCACCGCCGGAAACCGGTTCTGTGCGGTGATAGCGGGCGTCTGTCCGTAGCTGCTTTCCAGCGCCGTGTAGAAGCGGTTCGCGTTCGACGAAATGTACGAAGCCATAAACTTACTCGCTGACCCCCACTTCAAACGTGACTTTTCCAATCTGGATGAAGTTCCGTCCCCCGTGCCTCACTGCGCCAAAAGCTGCCTCATAGCATCCCGCGTAGAACATCCCTTCGCCCCAGTCGCCCCGGTTCTGATCCAGTACCTGGGTCACGGCGTCGAGATACATCTGCGCTTGATCTTCGATCCCCTCCAGCCGGTCTTGCGACACTCGTACTTCGATCGCCATCAGCGCCTTCCCGGAAAAGTGCCGGAATTTCTCCTTGAGTTGGTTCACGATCTTCTCGCAGTACACTGACACCGACGGGTACGTCACGTCCGTGCTGCGCTCTGCGATCTCAACGGAAACGTTTTGCTTTACAAGCTGGCCCTGTGAAATCGGCGCCAAGGCCGCATTCTCCGCTTGCGCGAGCGTCGCGATACACGCGTTCAGTCCCTGCGGTTCGCTGAGTATGGTGACCACTTGCGATGTTACCGTACTGCCCACCCATGCCATGTTTAGCCTCTCTGAATAACACGTGGGAGCGCGCGTAGGTAATCCGGCTCTTGCCCGCTGCCTGGCGCTTGACCGGACGTGGATACCGGCCCCGCTTGCACCCATACCAGGTCGGGCGCCAGTGGGGCGGTATTCTGCTGCGCCATGGCAGTGGAGGACAGCCCTACATATGCATTCCACGCCACTGCGTTGGGCGGCTGATTGACTGGTTGCGCCGTCAACGCCGTACCCCCCGCCGTCGTCAAACAGCCTGGAACGCTAGGTTGCCCCTCCTGACCTTCCACGTTCAGCCAGGAAGCGCTTACGAAGTACGTCATGGCCGGCTGACCTCCGGGAATAGATGTCAGTTGCGGCGGAGCCGCTCGCGGGATCGGGTCCGATGCGATCCCGATGCCGGTTTGAATCAGTTTGTCTATGGCCCACTTCGCCAATTGCTGAAACTGGTCCCGCTTCGCTTGATACCGGTCGTTCATTTGGTTGAAGTAAGCGTCCTGATAGACCAGCAGAAGCGTCTGAAAGACATGCCATAACTGCAGCGGTGGCGTAACTACGATATTGTTCAATTGTGGGTCCGGCTGCAGCCAGAACTGCCAGTCGTAGGTGTTGCTTCTTTGCAAAAGAGTGGTCAGTTCGATTCCCAATTCCTGCTGAGCCGCCGTTAACTTTACCCCTAAGTCGATGTTTTCGGTCTGGGCTGTCGCCAGCACCGACGAATCCTGGCCGCTCAGATCCTGTATCGTTGAGATGCCATCCGTAAATAGCGCCATCGCCCAGCCTATTCCTTACCGGGTTGGCCGGCGACCTTCAATTTGCGCAACTCGCTGGGCGAGACCACCGTGAACTGCATGTGCGAAGCTGCCGCCACCTGGTCCGCCTGGCGCTTGGCTTCGGCCTTGTGCTCCTGGAAATCGCGCGCTTCCTCGGGGCTCGCCAGCCGCGCCCACCCCTCCACGATCAGCTTGGCCCCGACCCGGCGCGGAACTTCGGTGAGCACTCCCGCTCGTCCGCCGTCCGGGGTCTCCAGACTGACTAACAGCACCGACGCGCCCTGCAGGCTGTCCTCGGTTTGTCGGATCTTCTTATAGTAGATTTGTAAGTCCAT